ACCGAACCGCCGGCTTCTATGTCCGCGGTTCCGCGTCGTAAACGACGCATTCGCCCACCTGATCGACACGCTGAGACACGCGTCGAGACTACTGCAGGGCTAAATGCAGCGGTCACTAATGTCTCGAATCTCTCCCATAACCCCCGCCTTGCCCCTTCCGAGAAGAAGATTGCTCAGTATTTTGACATCGATTCACCCACTGGCGCCAATTGTTTTCTTCCTTACCCCGCTCTGCCTAATGAACTCCTAGATGGTTACACCGCACGAGCTCTCGATTACCAGAGGGAGTTCAAACAGCTTTGTGACCAACTTAGTAGGGATCACTCTTGCGAATCACACGAGTGTTTTTCCACTCGACCATTCGATGCGATGTATGTTGCTGACATGTTCGATTGGATCGGTTGCGTCACTTGTGCTCTGGCTCAACAACAAGTTGACCATCAAGAGCGTGTTCAGGGTGAGGCCACGCGACTCATCAACCAAGAGCGATCTGACCGCGTCGACGCGTGGTCGAAAGCGTTCTCAAATCAATTCACCTTCAATGCTGAGCTTGATTGCGTTGAGTATGTTAACCCTGGAAACTCCTCTGTGATCGACGATTATATCAATGATATCGTTGATACCGGTTCTCATTTCCTGTTCACCGCTCCTTGCGGGCTCGGTAAGAGCAAGTTCGCACCAATGAAAGTCGCCCATCGACTCGGGTTCCGTAGTGTCATCTTGCTCACTGAACGTATCATGTCGACAGTTTCCACTTTGACTTGGTATCAAAACAAATTGCCTGAGGGTTGCACTGGCGTTTTCGGACGCGCTGGTGGGAAAGATTTCTCTTTCGGTTCACGCGTCTCCCCCATTTTCGCTTACACCACCGGCGCTTACGCCAATCTTCTTCGTCGCGGTGAGCAACCGCCGAGCGATACTCTCGTGATCCTCGATGAGGCACACAATGTTTCTCTTGACACTTTCGATGTATGTCGTCATGTCAAGGCTAAGCAGTTACTTTTGTGCACAGCCAGTCCAGTCCATCCAGGTGCCAAAGCAGATCTCCAGACGCCTCGCGCTTCCGTCTGTCG